ACCGTGTATGCCATATCGGTGAATCCATCGATGAACGGCCCGACGACGTCCCGATCCAGCCCCAGGGCGTCGGCGATACCGTACAACGAGTCGGCCAGCAGTTCGGCGAACGTGCCAGGGTCGCCCTTCGTGAGCCAACTGAAGGCCGTACCCAATTGCATCACGTTGTCGATCACGGGCCCGACGGCCGGCGCCACCTTTTCGCTGAACCACGTCGTCAGTTTTTCCAGCGCCGGCATGGCCTTGTCGAGAATCTTGCCGGCCACGTCCATGAGCGCCATGCCCACCGGCGCCAGGGCCTTGGTGGCCTTGTTTTTCATGAGCTGCCACTTCTCGGGCCAGTCCATGGTGGCCTCGCTCGCTGCCATGATGGCGCCCTCTGAGTCGCCGATTGCCGCCACCAGATCCTCGATCTCGAAGCGGCCCTCGCGAATGGCGGCCACCATGTCGGGCCCGGCCCGGGCCCCAAATACCTCCATGCCCTCGGCCAGGGCGGCGCTGGCGTCGGTGTTGTTCTTGATCGACTCGAAGGTCTCCTGCAGGCTGTCGCCAAGCGACTGGGTGGCGCTGTCCACCGCCACCGTGTGCCGCTCGCCCAGCGCCATGGCCGATTCCAGTTCGGAGATCTGACTGGTCAGGTCATCGATGCGCATCTGCTTCTGCATGCGCGTCGATTCCTTGGTCGTGTCGGTGAACTCTGCTTGCTGCTGCGCCGCCAGGGCCAGGTCGCGCTGTAGCTTCTCCAGCTGGGCCTGGGCGTCCTCCATGCTGTCCACGCCGCCCACCACCACACCGTTGGCCTCGGACTGGGCATCGGCAAAGTGGCCGGCCGCGATGCGGAGCGACCCCATCACCAGTTCGCTGTTCACGCCCTCTTTTTCCCACTTGGCGAACATGGCCAACGAGTCCTCAAGTGAGAATCCCATCAAACGCAACGGCGAGCCGAACTGCACCACCTTCGACATGAGGTCATCGACGCCGGCGCCCGAGGCCTGCGCCGCGGCCATGAATTCGTCCATCACGCCGCTGGCGTTCTCGGTCGAGATCGACCAGTCGCCCATCACCCGGGTGAACAATTCGGTGTTGCTCTTGGCGTCGCCGCCGGTCAGGCGTGACAGCTCCAGCATTTGCGAGGTGAGTCCCTCCAGCGCCTGGCCGGAGGCGTCGGTGCGCTGCGTGAACACCGAGAGGACCTCGGCCGCTGTGGTGGCGTCCGTGGGTACGCTCGTGAACACGGCGTCCAGGCTGCCCTGGAGGTCGTCCAGGGCATCGCCCGTGGCGCCCGTCGCGATTTGGATCGTGTCATAGGCCTCATCCATCGTCATGGCGGCGTCCATGACGAACTGGCCGGCCTCCTTGATGGCCTTGAAGGCCACCACGGCGCCGCCCACGGCCGCCCCGATCTTCAGGATGTTGCCCACGATGTTCTTTGAGCCGGAGGTCGCCTTTTTCTCGGCGCCCTCCATGCCCTCATGGAACTCGCTGGCGTCAATCCCCAGCTTGGTGAGCAGGCTCATCAACGTGACCGCCACGATCCGCCCTTTCCGTGTTCGGTTCTTCGACTCCGGCGACTGTTGCGCTTGCCCACAGTTGCGCGATGGCGAGCTGTTCTTCCCAGCTCTGCGGCGGCCGCTCTTCCTTCTCGAACTGCGGCATAAAGTCCGCGGCCGTGTACGCCTTCTGGCGCTTCTTGCGATCGCGGTTCACCTCGGCGATGGTGCTGGCCACGATCCCCGCCCGCAGGTCGGCCCGTCCCTCGCCGAATGGCTCCACCTGGTAGTAGAGCATCCACTCCAGAAACGTCTTCGCTGGCATCTCGGCCAGCATGCCGTCCACGTCCCAGATGCCGAGCGCCAGAGCTAGTCGGAAAGCGAATCGTCGCTCTGGCTGTCGGAGTTTTTTGTCAGCTCCTCGACGTCCTCGTCGGTCAGGCCCGAGAGCCGTGCCGCGGCCTCATACACCGGCTGTAGCGCCGCGGCCGCCTTGCTGGCCAGCGCCGGCACGTCGCCATCGCCAAACAGCCGCTTGCCCTCGGCATCCACCATGCACATGGCGCACAGCCGCACCTGCGCCTCCTGCACCCGCACGATCTGGTGCTTGCCGCGCTGCTCCATCATGGCGGCCATGTACTTGCCGCGCTCAGCGGCCGTCATGCCGCGCACCAACACGCTGCCGCCCCAGCTTGGTACGTCCACCTCTACGGTCTCGATGTCTTGCGCCGCCATGATCTGATCACGAGTCAAAGGCATGTCCGTCTCTCCTCTTGGGTATTCGCGCCAATGGCTTTGCCATTGGCCCAAGCTCAGGGTCTTCCCTGAGCCACCTAGGCCAGCGTCACCACGCCGGTGGGCTTGATCGTCACCGAGGCCGCCAGCTTGCCGTCATGGGGCATGCTGGGCTCGAAGGCCGTCACATAGCCGGTGAATGAGGCGATGGTCGTGGCGCCCAGTACGATCGTCCACGTGGCCGTGGCCCTCTGGATCATGTCATAGATCAGCCCGCCCGAGGCGTTACGGTGCGTCGAGTTGGTCGGCACGTAGTTGATGTCACACGTGACCTCGCCGGAACGCAGGATCGTGGCGATCATTTCCTCCCACCCGTTGGTGCTGTCGTGACTCGTCACGTCCTCAGTATCCAGTGAGATGCTCGGGCCCGAGATGCTCACCACCTCGGCCACCTTGGTGCCGTTACGCCGCAGTTCGGTGCCCTGCGCGAATAGTGCCTGCGTCATGTGGTTCTCCTTTTACGCCAGCGTCATCACGCCGGTCGGTTTGATCGTCACCGAGGCCGCCAGCTTGCCATCGTGCGGCGCACTGGGTTCGAAGGCTGTCACATAGCCGGCGAACTCCCAGGTCGTGCGATCGACTTCCAGCAGGGCGTCGGGAAAGATCAACTGCCAATTCACCAGCCGCCGCGCCAACTTGGCAGCCAGCAGCCCCGTATCGGCGTCGTGGGTGTCAGCGGTGGGCACATAGTTCAGATCCAGCGTGACCTCCCCGGAACGCAGGACCGTGGCGATCATTTCCTCCCACCCGCCGGTCGAGTCATGGCTGGTTACGTCCTCGGTATCCAGCGAAAAGCTCGGGCCCGAGATACTCACCACCTCGGCGATGGCCGTGAACGTCTCTTCGGTCTCCCCATCGCCCATTTTCAAAACGGTCCCGAATGCGAATAGCGCATCGGTCATCTTGGTTTACCCCCTACTGATGCCAGATCAGTGCGTCCACCTCGCGGCGATAGTAGCCCGTGTCCGGCTCCGATAGATCCAGTTCGTCCGAGATCATCACATTGCGGGTGCCGACGCTGTTCAGCGTGGCCAGCGCCGTCCGTAGCGCCGCAGCCACCGCGATGCCCGCGGCCAGGGTCTCGGCCCAGCAGTCGAACTGAAAACGCGGCTGGCTGGGGCCCGGGCCGTCGTGGCTATAGTCGGTCGGCGTGTCGATGCGCCGGTATACCACCGCCGGCAGTGTCGGTTTTTGCGGCAGGCGCAGCGGATAGATCCGCCTACCCACCAACGCCCGCAGTGCAGTGTCGGCCTCTAGTGCCGCTACCAGGTCGGATTCCAGGCTCACGATGCACCTCGTGGCGGATGATCCGTCGCCCGATCCCACCGCCAACCGACCGTCGTGTCGCCACGGACACAGCGCACCAACACCCGGTTGAGAGCGCAGCCCAAAACGGTGTTCAACAGCCCGAGCCACGATGTCCCTCGTAGATAGCAGCGATTGCCCATCACCTGGCCGCCTTTTCAATGAGATCCTTGAGCGCGTCCATGATCTCGCGCTTGGCCGCCTCGATCTTCTCATCCCAGGCCGGCCGCGCTGTCGGCCGCGCCTCCATCGTGCTGGTGCCCATCTCCAGGTAGACCGGGTAGGGCGGATCGGTGATGTCCGTGCCGATGGCCACCTCGGCCTTGTCCTTCGTCGAGGTGATCGTCTCGATGTGCGTCGAACGGCGATAGGTGCCGGTACGGAAGGCCCGATCACGGATCAGTTCCTTCCAGCGATTCAGGATCAGCTCCGCCCCGGATTTCACCGCGGCCAGCAGCATCTGTCCCCGCAGGGCGTGGTCGATGCGCCCCAACTGCCCGGCCAGTTCCTTGTCGCCCACCATCTCCGCCCGCATCTTCATCGCACGATCTCCGCCTGTAGCCGCGTGGTCACTCCCTGTCCGTCGTGCTCCACCAGCAGGATGTCATAGACCTGGCCGCCTACCACGGCGCGCATCGCCTCATTGATCCCCGCATAGTGGCCGGCCAACGCGATCACGTGGCTGGCCTTCACGTAGGTCTGGTCCTGAGCTTTGATCTCCTGGCCCTTGGCTGGCGCCACCCGGCAGGCGATACGCGCCATGCCGCTCACGTCGGCCCACTCCGCAATCGGCTGGCCCAGCGCATCCCGGGTGTCCGTGCGCTCCTGGATGGCGCACGTGCTCGGGTAGAACGCCGCCAGGCCGCGCAACATCCGCGAGTGGACGATGTCAGCCACCGCGCCAGGCCTCCTTGCGCCGCCGTTCCCGCGCCGAGAATGGGTCGAACACCATCTCGGCCACGTCGAACGCGCCGCCTTCTTCCTCGGCCTCGGCCGCCGAGGCCTGGGCCCGCAGGGTCAGCGCCCGCGCCAGCAGGCTTTGCGCTACCGCCGGCCCGTTCGTCTGCAAGTCGAGCAACTTGATCGCCTTCTGCACGTAGGCCTCATTGGAGGCCATCGTTTCCAGGGCCAGCGCCGTGGCCCGGCGTACGTCGCCGCCCTCGAGGCTGAGCAGCACGGTCAGCTCCTCATCCTCGAAAAAGTGGTCGCTCAGGTCCCGGTCTGGGATCAGCGTCCGCACCTGGCCGATCGCCGTGGTCAGCACCACCGAGAAGGTCATCCCTCGCGTCCTTCCAGCAACTCCACGATCTCGCTCGCCGTTCGCTCGCCCACGCCGCGGATCTGCATCAACTCCGCCCGCGTTGGCAGCGGCCGCCCGAGATCGCGCCGCAGAGCCTGGATCTCGTCCAGGATCGCGGCCAGGTACATCTCCACTCGTGTCGCCGGCGGCGGCAGGTCTCTACAGCCGCCGGCGACGTTGTTCTCGGTCACGGTTAGCTGCCCGATCCGTTGCTGGCCACGGTCATCTTCGGGTTCATCCGCGCCCCGCCCATCACATGGCGCAGCTTGTAGATCACCGAGTCGGTGTCGAAGTCGCCGTCCAGCGGGTTCGCCGTGCCGCCGCCCACGCGCTGCGCGTTCGGGCTCTTGATAAAGATCTCGGGTTCCTCGTGGCCCTGCAGAAAGCCCATCTCCAGCGCCGGCTGGCCGTCGCTCGGGTCCGCGAACAGGCCCCAGGTGGTGCGGCCGTTGGCGTTGCTGGCCACGAACGGTACGTAATAGTCCACCACGATGGAGAGCTGCTCGCGCATCCAGTTCGGGGTGACCAGCTTCTGCAGCGCGGTGCCGCCCGAAGTGGACAGCTCCAGGGTCAGCGCATCGAGGATATTGCGCGCCGTGATCTGCAACGTCTGCGGCACCACCAGGCGCATGGCCTCGATGATGATCGGCTCGCCCTCGTCGTCGGTCTGAGTCAGCAGAATGCCGATGGCGGTCTCCAGCGCAGCCACGCTCAGGGGCGGGTTGCCGGTCACGATGTTGCCATAGCCCACGGTGTACAGGCTAGCGTGGGGGCCGTTCTCGTCGATCCACAGGCCCGTCGCGAACTTTTGCTCCGTGCGCCGCGATGCCCGGCTCAACCGCTGCGGCAGGTCGCGGAATGCGCCCAGATCGTCGTTGATGAGCGTCTCCCACGAGATCGGCAGCTTCCGTCCGTACTTCTTGACCGAGTAGCCATACTCGCCATCGGCCAGCTCCGCCGCCGGATATTCGCCGCTCTCGCCTACGGCCTCCAGCGCCGACTCGGCGCCCGACATCGTGTAGCGCTTGGTCTGCCGAAAGTCGCGCACCACCGCGCGCTTGACGTAGGCCTGCCAGGTCGCCGGCGTCTCGCGATAGCCGGCCAGCATCTGCCGGTCGATCAGGTCGCTGAACAGCAGCGGGAAATCGCTGGTGGTCATCGCCTCCTGCAGGTGATAGAACGGCCGCCGGCCGCTATAGACCTCGCTCACCAACTTGGCCGCTTCGGCCAGATTGGCGAGATACTTGGGGCTCTTGCGCGTGCCACGCACGCCCTGGCCCTCACCGCCGAACAGGCGCTGGATGGTCGCCTCTTCGCCGCGGATCGATTCGAGCAGATCCAGGAATTCAGCCATGTCGCTCCTCACTACTCTCTAGCCGCGCGCCAGGCGCCCGGCCGGTGATGGTCGATCGATTACGAACCCGACGCGATGCGGACGGCGCTCACGTACACGATGCAAGCCGCGTTGCCGCCCGCCTTGGTGCGGGTGACCTTGAGCGTGCCGGACGCGGCCACCTCGTGGTAGGCGTCATCGATGGAGGCCGCCCGTGCCACTGCCTTGTCGTTGATGTTGATCGACATGGCGTCGCTGATGGCATTCGCGCCATTGAACAACTGCACCGTGTTGGCCGCCCCGCCGGCGCCGCCCGTCTTCACCGCCCAGCAATCCACCACGCGGATCGCGTCGTCGATGGTCCGGTCCACGTCACCGGTGGCAGCGTCGGGCACGGTAAAGATGTAGAGAATGGGGATCGCGCCGTCCGTGTCGTCGTCGGCGGCGTTGCCCACCACCGTGCCGCTCAGCGAGTTCTCGGCCAGCTTGCTCTCGGTCACGTTGGCATCGAGGATCTTGGCCGTGGTCACGGCGTCGGCCGCCAGCTTGGCAGCCGTGACCGCCAGGTTGGCCAGATTGGTGGTGCCCACCGTGCCGGCGCCCAGGGTGCCCGCGCCGGGGCTGGGGACGTGCAGCACGCGGATCGTGGCCGTCTGCCCGGCGGCGATGGCTTCCAGCGCAAAGCCGTAGAAGCGGCCCGTCGAGGTGTTGCTGATGACCGGCGGCTCGCCGTCGGCCAGGAACAGCGTCGCGCCAATCGCGATGCCGGCGCCGCCGGCGTCTACCACCGCCAGGTCGGCCACGAACGGGCCAAAGTTGCAGGTGGCATAGTTGGCCGGGTTCCCGCCCTCGGCCTCGTCGGTCAGGGCGATGCCGGTCAGTTCGCCCAGGCGCACCGGATCGCCGCTCTCCACGGCCGCCGGGCTCGTGGGCTGCACCGACTGGTTGTAGCCGGGCTCGAAGATGATGTTTTTCGCCATGTTCGTCTCCTTGGTTCTCTACCGCATCTGCCGGGTCGCGTTCAGCGGCCGGCCGCGGCAATCTTGGCTTCCGACTCCGGCAGCCCCATCGCGATGAACGCCTCCACCAACTGCTCACTCGCCTTCTCGGGCGTGGTCTCGCCGCTGCCGACGCTACCCATGCCACGGATCTGGCCCAGGCCCGCGACCTCGCCCAGATAGCGCAGTTCGCTTTCGGCCGCTTCCTTGATGCGCGCCACGTACGCCTCGCGGTCCAGGGTGCCGTCCTTGAGCATCGGCTCGACCGACAGCGCCTCGGTCAGCCGCTGGCGCGTCATCGCTGGCATCTGGATCTCGGCCAGCGTGCTGGCCACCACATCCCTGGCGTCGCGCAGCAACTGGCCCTCGCGCATCCGCGCCAGCTCGGCCTGGGCCTCCTGGAGGTGCGTTCGCATCTCCGTCACCTGGCCGGACAGCGCCTCATTCGCCTCCCGCAGCACTTTCGCTTCGTTCTCGTCCACGGTCTTTGCCTCCGTCACGCTCTGCGTCTCGTCCGGCACAGCACTGCGCTGCCCGGTCAGTCCTCTCGCCGCCTCGAACAATTGCAGCACCCGGCCGCCGGCGCCGGGCACCGTCACGAAATCCACCGACCCAGCCGCCAGTATCTGCTCGATGATCGGCCCCTTGCGGCCTTCCACCGTGCCCTGCTTGGCCCGGCCAGACGCCCGAATCGACGTACCGATGTGGGGCGCCAGCTCGTTCACGGCGTCCCGGTAGGCCTCGAATACCTGCGCCTGGGCGTAGAGCCCGGCGCCCTGGGGATGATCCGGCTGCCAGACCGCGTCGGTGGTCAGTTCCGCCGCCAGGTCGCGCAGGCTGCGCTCCGGCCGCTCGGCCGCCTCGGTCACCGTCGGGTGGTCCCAGTACATATGGGTGCCCTTCTTGAACACGGCGGGCCCGTCCCGCTCCAGCACGTCCGCCGGGTAGTAGCCGCTGGAGCCCCAGCCCGGCTGGATCAACCGCACATCGATCGAGCCGTCGGTGCGCACCGCTTTCTCCACCAGCGGGATCACGTCGCCGTCGATGGCCGCCTCGCTGGCCTCCACGGCCATGCCCAGCCCCACGTAGGCGGCCGGCTGCACCGCGCCGTTGGCGCCCACCGGCGTGTACACCGTCTGGGCGATCACCTCGGTGCGTTCGCCGAGGGTCACCATATTGTCGGCGTCGATGATGTAGGTGCGGCGGTAGAAATGGCCCTCCCACTCGTAGACCAGCCAGCCCTCGTAGAGATCACAGATCCAGGGGCCCCAGTCGTAGCGGCTGGCCTCCGTCTCACGGATGGCCGCCTCCAGCAACCTCATCTTGTCCCGGTAGCTGCGCTCGGCCTCATCTACCTCGCCGTCGCCGGCCTCCAGATCAGCCCACTTTTTCTTGAGGGCGGTGCTCAGGCCCTCCACCTGGTCACGCAGGTCCTTCGCCAAGTCCTTGCGCCCAAGTAGCGCCGCCAATGCGTTCAGCGCGCCACGCGCCTGGGCCTTGATCGTCACGGCCTCGCTCAGTTCGCTCATCTGTTCACCTCGCCAACAAAAAAAGCCGCCTCTCGGCGGGGTCCTTGCGACTCCCGCGGAAAGGCGGCGTTCTACTAGGGTACCGTGGCCAAGCGGCCCTGCCGCTTGGCCCAAGCAATGGTGGCGCTTGCGCCGCCATTGCCAGCAGACTGCCTCTATACGATTATCGCACTATCCGCGCCGCGCCTGCTTCCTCAGCTCGCTCGTGCGCGGGCTGATCTCCAGCAGCGTCTCGATGGCATCCACGAAAAGCAGCAACGCCTGGCGCACGGTCAACCAGAAGGCATTCGAGTCGGTGGGGCTAGTAGTGGACCTGGGTGCCATCGCCAGCATCCTGCCCGCTTGCTTTCTCGTCGGCCATCTTCACGAATAGACGGGCCGCTTCCTCCCCTATCCCATTCATATGGCGCAGGAGGAGGACGCGCTCATCCACGGATAGCGTGTCGAGATAAGCGTCGCGATCCTCGCTGGCCAGTAGTGCCGTGCGCATCTCCTCGGCGAGGGTTAGTTCCTCGTCGGTCAACGGCTCTACGTCAGCCCCCGGATCGATAAATCCATGCTGTCTGGCCATGCTACTCCTTCAGCCATCCCTTGTCTCGGAACACCTTTTCGAGCGCGTCGCTGATGGCCCCAAAATCGTCTTCGTGCCACTGCACGAATGGCGATTCATCCGTCGCCTCAGCCATGATGTCCGCGATCTGCCGCAGGACACTCGTGTCACTCGTGCGCTGAGCGATCCACTGAGCATAGCTCCGGGCAAACAATTCCGACTCATTGAGCCAGTAGGCCCGCCTTGCGGCCGCGTCTCGCCCTAGCCTTGGATCGAACAATTCATCGAGTGACTGATAGGCCGACGACTCCTGTACCGCCTGGTACCAGTCCGCCAGCACCGCTGACCCTTTCTCTGACGCAAATTCGCCCAACTGGTCCATGGCCATGTGATCGAGATAGTGGCCATACTCGTGCAGGGTTGTGTACTCTACCAGCTGGTTTCGCGCGTCGATCTCGATGAGCCCGATCGGTTTCCCGTTACGGACATCAGACCAATACACCCCTCGCGCACCGCGAAGGTTGGCCGCACGGATCGGCGCAATGGGCAGGTCGTCCGGCACATCATGCACCGTGTCCGCCAAGGTCATGGCGTCCCGCGTCCTGGTCTCCATCCTATTGTACCGCGCCGAGTCGTTAGGAGCGAAGTTGCTCCAGTCGATTCGGTTGCTCGCCGCCGCCATGGGCTGGGTCGCGACCGGCTGCTCCTGCGTCGCCGGCTGCTTGGCTTGCGCCTTTTCCGACCCCACGCGCCGGTACTCCTCGTCACAACGGCACGCCGGGTGCCCCAACGGGTGCATATGGCCCGACTGGTGCGGCTGATCGACAGGGATCCAACCCTCCGCCTCATTTCCGGCGCAAAGGTCGCTTACCCGGTCGTCCTCGGCGGTCACCCAGCGCTTTTCCATCTCGAGCCCGGAGGCCTGCATCTCGACCACCGACTGGTAATTGCCTGCCGCGTAGGCCTCGCCGGTCTCGGTGACGGCAATCATGTGCGCTCGACTGTCAATGTGCTGTTGCGGCCGACCTACGGCGAACTCGGTATAGCGGTCGCTGATGGCCTTGGCCATCTTATCGTAAGACCAGCCGTTCTCTCGGCCCGTGGCCACCACCGTGCGAATGTAGCCGCGCACCGTGTCGTTGACGTTGGCCACCAGGTCGGCGCCGTGAGCCTGGAGGTAGCTCGTCGCCTCGGGATTCTCCAGTGACCAGCTGAGAGTCATGCCGAACTCGGCGCCGGCCCGCTCGCTTCCCGCCTGCATCGCCAGTCCCACGCTGCGCTCCAACGGATCCACGAACGCGCTCGCGGTCTCATCCGCCGCCTGGTCGAAGAGCGGCTCCCAGTCCGAGTCTCGCAGCACCTCCCAGAGGGGCACCACGTAGCGCCGCTGGCCGACGATAAAGGATTCCTCAACCGGGAACCTATCCTTGAGCGCCT